TCTGCCCTGACGAGGTGCAAGACGAGTGGTTGGCGCAGGCGGTTAGGAATTGGGCGGGGGAGAGGTGGGGGAGGCGGGGTTAGAGGCTCCGCAGGTAGGCATCCCGTTCCGCGTCCGAAAGCTCGCCATGGGCGCGGGCGCATTCCTCATCCTCGCAGTCTTCATGGACATACGGCGTTCCGGGTTCGCGTTCTCCGGGCCAATAGACTGGGTGCGGAACCTTGTCCGCGCCGGGCTTACCGCACAGGCCGCAAATATCGTCATCCCGCACGGCTGCATCGTTCATGATGTCGAGGCGGATCATGTCATCTCCAACGCCGGGCACATAGATAGTTTTCATCTCTCGTCCTCCCTCTCCCCGCCCTCGCACTCAGGCGGGGCGAAATGTGTTAGTCAACCAGCGCTTCAATCGGCACGCGCAGGATAGCGGACAGGCTCTTATACGCCTCAACAGACCCAGGCTTCTTGCCGGTTTCAATCTCGCTCAGATACGCCCGTGAAACCTTGGATGAGTCAGCCAAGGCCGCCGCGCTCATGCCTCGATAGTCGCGCCACACGCGGACAGGACTTTCACCGTTGATGATGCGCATAGCGTAATCGTGGGGCAGGGTGGCGCCGGTCATGGCAGCGTGCCCCGCAATGATGTCGTCGAGGTCTTCGGATCGCGCTTTCAGGGCCTCATACTCGGCGCGCGGGATGGTCACGGTGTCAGTCATAGGCTTCCCTCCGGTGGCGGACGCGGGTCACGGTCATAACGGTGGCGACTTCGCCATTCAGCGAAAAGATCACCCGATAGTCGCCAACGCGCAGGCGGTAGAATGGCGATCCGGTCAGGTGGATCACCTTGTTAGCCAGCGAGGCCGGGGCGTCGGCATACTGAACGATCTTAGCGATGATGCGCTGGCGAGCCTTGGCGTCGATGGCTTTGAGGTCTTTGATCGCCTTGGTTTCGTACTGGACTTGCATCGCCGCGCTCCGTTCTGATGGGCTGATATTCGCTCATAGCGAACGCTAATGCAAGTGGGAAATTCGCTAATAGCGATTTCATTTGGAGTGGGTGATTCGCGCCGCCTTCGTTGCCTCCCGAAAAGCCGTTAGAGCCGCTTCGTTTGATCCTACAGCGGCGCGGAGCGGCGGAAGTTAGCTCCCGGCACCTGTGCAATCGGCCAACATCCGCTTGATTTGGGTCGGCGCGAACTCCGCCCCTGTCCGAGACAGGACACCACGCTCGGCAAGCCGCGAGCTAATCGACCGAAACGACGCGCCGCCGCTTCGCATCTGTCGGACGGCCTCAATAACGGCGCATTCGTCCTCGTCAGGCTCAAGCCGGGCAGACTTTCCGGCGCCGACCTTGCGGAAGCCGTAGGGTGGTTTCCCGCCGATGTGGCCGCCGCTCTTGCGCTTCTCGATCCGGCCCGTCGCCATGCGGTCAAGAATGCGGTTTTTCTCGAATTCTGCCACGCTGGCGAGGATGCCAAGGAACATCTTGGCGACGGCGGATTCCGTCACGGGCTCCGTGCCGATATCGACAAGGATCAGCTTCACGCCTTGGGCCTTCAGGCTCTCGACGCTGCTCAGCGCGTCAACGGCGGAACGGAACAGGCGATCCAGCTTGGCGGCAATGACCGTATCGCCCGGCTGAAGCGCGGCGACCATCTTCCCGCCCTCGGGGCGCTCGGCAAGGGGGATTGAGCCGGACACGCCGGGGTCAACGACCGGGACCGGCGCGGGCAGTTTTGCAATGGTGGCCGCCGCTTCGCAGACGCGCAACTGAACGTCGAGCGATGAACGATCTTCGGCGGCTTGCTCTACCGAGGACACTCTTCCATAAGCCCAGACCGTCATCCGACGTACTCCGCAGCCAGGCGCTTGAGGTGGCCAACCGTGGTGCTGAATGCGTCGGTGCGCCGCTGGCCGTGCCAGTTGGCGATAACCGGGCAATCGTCGCCAAGGTCGAACAGGTCGGTTAGGCGGCGAGTGACGCGCACACCATCCCCGGCAATGGCGATGAACGACGCATCGGCCATGTTTCCGGGGCGCGAGGTAAGCTGAAACTCAGAGCCTTCACGAACATCACCAGAAACAAGCATGGAAGAATACTCCGTCGCAGTGTAACGGAATTGTACTCCAAGACAACGTTACATGAAAGCGCCAAGCATGGCGTAACAACCGCTCACGGACGTTACAGAAATTGCGCCATACACCAAGGCATATCACCGCAATCCGACGCTTGATATATTTGTCGCAATGATGTAGTGTTCTTCTGGTGTAATGCAGGAGTGCTTACGTGTCCGAGCAAGCGAAGAAGCCAAAAGCCTATCCGAAGTCGCGCGTCATCGGGTTCCGCGAAGACCAGAACGCTTTGCTAGATCAGGCGAAAATGGTCAGCGGTCGGCAGGTGACGGATATTGTGCGAGATGGCGCTATCACCCTCGCGCGCCGCCTAATCTCCGACGCCAAGCGCGCCAAAAAGGACGCGTAGCGCCTCGCGTGCGCGCGTACGCAGGCGCCCGCGCCCGGCACCCCGTTTCCAGCGGCGCTGACACCATTCGCGCCGGATTGTCAAGATGGAGAATGCAGCATGGAAGGCATGGTTAAGTTTTTTGGAACCGCCGCGCTCGGGTTGGGTGGGTTGTTCTTTTTCATCATCCTCGGCGCGCTGACTGGCGGCGTCGGTGGGTGGGTAGTCGGCCTCGCGTTTGGCGACACGATCCTCGGCATCGCCGGACAGCTCGGCATCAAGGGCGTGACCATGTTCCAGCTTGGCGCATTCCTGGGCTTTGTCGGCGGCTTCCTAAAGACCAAGGTTGCGCACGCCAAAGACTAAACACCCCACCCAACCCGACGAGGTGTGACATGAGCGAGCTACCTGACACCATCCGCATTGAGGTCTACCAGCAAGACTGGATGCCAGGCTTTGCCGCGTTCCGCGATGACGACGCCATTGCGCAGGGCAAGGCTCACGTCGCCCTGAACGTCGGAGCACTGATGGCCTGCATTGCCGAAGGCGACATTGACCGGGCCGACTTGCCGTATCTGGTGGCCGAGTCGCTGATGCATGAAGTGATCAACGTTCTTGAGGCGTGGGCGGGCGTCGAGTTCTCGGAGGAACGGGTTGAGGCCCTGTTGGACAAGTACCGCGCCGCTGCTGAACAGGAGCCGCCGCAATGACGCCCGCCACCGTGGAGCCGCTTGTGTGGGAAAGCACAACGCCGGTCTATACCAAGTTCATCACGGACAGCCGGTATCGCAAACTGCGGCCCGCTTACCAGAAATGGTATCGGCCCGTTTGCCAGAAGTGCGCCGCCGCCTCACCGTTCGCGGGGGAGGGCGGGGAATGAGCGCATGGGTTCTGATCGTCTTCATGTCTGTGAACGCACAATACAATTCAGCGCATGGCGGAGCGGTTGCAATCGACATGCCTGATGAAGCGGCGTGTCGTGCGGCCTACCATGAAATGCTTGGGCAGAAAGACAGGCCATCAATGTGGGGCTATTGCATGAAGCGGCTGTGACCACACGGCAACATTTTGCGAGGCGTGAGTACAATATTACAACGCTAGACTAAGGGGGTATGGATGGCACGGCGTAGGGGCAGGAAGCAGCGGAAGTCCGTCGAGCGCACCGCCAGTGGAGTTCTTCGCAGGACATCCGAAGAGAGGGATATTGTCCCGGTGGAGGCGTTGATGCGCCGATCGGAAATTCTTGGCGTTCAAGGATGCGAGAGGCCGAGGCGTGGGCGCCCACGCTCCGATGCGATCAATCTTACAAAAGTGGATGCGTCTTGTGCTGCCGGGGTTCTTTTCGCGCGGGGTATCATTCTGCAATGCCACTACGATGCGGCGAAGAGGCTTCTCGATGCGCGCGAGGATTGGGACCGTGCCGTTTCTGAGACGAAGAGGGTGGCTTCCGTCTCTCGTCTAGACGAGGCGATTGGCCCCATAAGGGCCGAGATGACCGAGGAGGAGTGGGAGCGAATTAAGCGCAGGTACATCGGCGCCCTCAACAGCGTCCCTATTGGAATTCTCAGGGCTGCAATCAAGTGCGTCATTCTCGATGATGTTCTTCCGCCACGTTTGCTTGACCGTGACGATGCGGCTGTTTCGGCCAGAAACGTGATGGTCAGGGCGCTTGAAATACTGTGTGCGTACTATGGCATCGCCATCAACACGGAGGATGCGTGATGCAGACGTTTAGCCTGAACGATTTTTTGCTGAGGTCGCACGGCAATCCTCATCGCCAGTCGAAATCAAAGGGAACGTGGGCAGAATTAATGGCGTGCTCTTGGCTGATTGAGCATGGGTACGAGGTGTTCCGCAATGTGTCGCAATTCGGGTGGTGCGATGTCGTGGCGTGGAAGCCAGGCGAAATAAAACTGATAGACGTAAAGTTCGTTTCAGTCAGCCCGAACACGGGGAAACTCACGGGTAATAAGCACCTACGCAATGACAAGCAGGAACAGGCGGGGGTAATCCCGCTTTTTGTCACGGACGACGGTGTATGTGATTTTAGCCTAGAGGCGTTGAAGCAGAAATACGATGTGGTTGGCCGATACAATCAAGGGTGTTGACTGCCGACGATATATGGGTTATCAAGGCCAAAATGCATTTAGTGCGCTCAAGCGGCAGGGGGGCTTGAGCGACCTGCCGTTTAAATTAGCCCCGGACGCCTCTGACGCAAGCGCACCATTCGGGGCACCCATCTTGCGGTGGCGCTGGACCCACAGGTAACCAGGACCGCAAGTTTCTTCCCGGTGGTTACGGCCATCGGATAACGGCTCGCTTCGGCGGGCCGTTTCGCTTTTCAGCCCGTGCCCTCTGCGCCGCACGGCACCGGGCAACGCGGGGCAATCCCCCGCGCCCAATCCGATACAGGGCGCCTCCATTTCTGACGGCTCGCGCGACTTGAGCCGCGAGGCCCCGCCTGCACGGCCTGCCGGTGCCCGCGTGCACATCAGCCGGCTTGCCAATGTGTCAACGCTGCGAGGCCGTAAGTTTAACCGGCGAAGGCGGGGAAGTCGCTTCCCAAGGAGATCAGAAGATGTTCGACCGTGCTCGCGCCGCCGTTGCGGCTTTCTTCGTGCGTCCCGATGTGGGCGCCGTCGTGACCGATGCCACCGGCCTGGCGCATGACGCCGTGACGCTGGCCGAGGATGTGGCCGGCGAGGTTGCCGCCCCGGTGGTCCGCACCATCCATGACGTGATTGCGGAACTTGAGCGCGCCACCTCCGAGATGGGCGCCAAGGTCGAGGCGAGCAAGGCCGCCGCTGCTGCCGTCACCGCGCACCGAGACTTGATCGCCAGTTTGGAAGCCGAGTTCAACGGCGCGAGCCAGGCGGTTTCGCAGGCTGTGCAGGCCGCTAAGGCGCTGGTGTAAGCCGAGCTTCCGTTAACCAGCGCCGTCCCCGGACGTGAGCATAGCCCGAGGGGCGTACAGCATGACCGTAGCCGACTGGATCGCACTAGCAGCGGTAATCGCTACCGTGATGGTGCCCACCATCGGCTTCGTCTATGGGACGCTGCGCAACAAGATCGCGGACAGTGAGCGGGCGACCAGCGCCATTGGTGAGAAGCTGGACGATGCGCGCGCCGACCTGGCCGCGTTCAAGCTGCAAGTCGCCAAGGAATACGCCAGCGTTGACCACCTCCAAGACGTGGAGCGGCGCATTCTGGACGGGTTTAAGGAACTCAAGGCGGACTTGAAGGCTGGGCTTGAATCACTCGCCCGCCAGCTTGCCGAACATCGGGCGGAAGAGGGGCGCAAGTAATGGCGGTTAACCCGACAGGCCGCTCGCCCTACAACACCGACGAAATCCGCTCCATCTATGAGATGACCGGCGGAAGCGTTTCGGAGACAGCCCGCCGCCTCGGCATTAAGCGGGATACGGTGCGGCTGCACCGTGCCAGGTGGGAATCCTGCGAAGGCGACAACGATACCGCCAAGCCGTTTGATAGCGACCCGCTGCCGTCCGCTTTGCCGGATGTGCGCGAGCTGCTGGAGCGCCGCAAAGCTGACTACCAGCGCAAGAACACCGCCGAGGAAGCCAGGCGCCTGATCCCGCTGCGGATTAGGATTGGCGGCCCCATTGGCATCGTCCACATGGGCGACCCGCACGTTGACGACGACGGTTGCGACCTATCGGCGCTTGAGCGACACGTCAACATCATCAATTCGACCGAGGCGCTTTTTGGGGCGAATCTCGGTGACCTCCAGAATAACTGGGTGGGCCGCTTGGCTCGCCTGTACGGAGAGCAGTCCACCAGCGCCGCCGAGTCGTGGCTGCTGACGGAATGGCTCGTTCAGTCGGTTCAGTGGCTCTACCTTGTCGGCGGCAACCATGATTGCTGGTCCGGTGCTGGCGATCCGCTGAAGTGGATGACGCGCAACCAGGCTGGTGTATTCGACGCTTGGGGCGTCCGCGTCGGCTTGCAATTCCCGTGCGGGAAAGAGGTGCGCGTCAACGCTCGCCACGACTTCGCCGGCCATAGCCAGTGGAACCCGGTGCACGGCCCGATGAAGGCCGTTCAGATAGGCTGGCGTGACCACATCCTGACCGCCGGCCACAAGCACACCACGTTCATTGCTGGTCCGCTGAAAGACCCGGCTTCGGGCACGCTGTCTTGGGCCATCCGATGCGCTGGCTACAAGGTGCATGATCGGTACGCCAAGGAATTGGGCCTGCCGGACCAGAACCCTAGCCCGGCCGTGACGACCATCATTGACCCGCGCTATGGTGATGACGACCCGCGCCTTGTGACGGTTATCACAGACGTGGAAGAGGGCGCCGCGTATCTGGCGTTCAAGCGCCGGCACTGGGAAGCGGGCAGGGCTCGGGTGTGACCGTGGGCGCACAATCTCGCCGCGCCTCTGCCGCCGAAGCTGCCGTTAACGCGGTCCTGGGCTTTGCCATTTCCTCCGCTATCGGCGTGTGGGGCTTCGGCCTGTCTCCCGTGGGCAGTGCCGCCATGACTGCCGCCTGTACCGCTGCGTCTATCGTGCGCGGGTATGTGGTGCGACGGGTGTTTGAGGGGATGCGGAAATGATGCCGCGAACGCCAGAAGATGAGGCGGCCTTGAAGCGCGAGTGGGGGCGCCGCGAATGCCTAGACGCTGCCGCCGCGTGCGTGCTGAAGGACCGGAATAACGAGTATGGCGGGCCGGAAGATAGCTTCCGCGACATTGCTGCGCTGTGGTCCGTGATCCTGCGGCGCCCGGTGACGCTGGCAGAGGTTGCGCTGTGCATGGACGCAGTGAAGACGGCGCGACTGATGAGCAACCCGACCCACGCTGATAGTTGGATTGACAAGGCCGGGTATGCGGCTTGTGGGGCAGAGGTTGCCGAGGTGAAGTGATGTATTTCGGCCCAGAGTTTGAACGCATCTTCCGCCTGTTCCTTGTGCTTGCCATCGCGGGCGCCTGTTTTAGCGTGTACGAATTTTGCCGGTTTGCGCTGTGGCTGTACTCGCATCTGAGCATTGCGTGGGGGTGAGCCATGGCGAAGGCGAGCGATAAGGAGCCGGAAGCCAAGGGCAAGGGCGGGCGTCCTTCCTCATACAAGCCAGAATATGCAGCACAGGCTGAAAAGCTGTGCAAGCTGGGCGCTACCGACATCGAGATTGCCGACTTCTTCGGCGTTGAGCGCACCACCGTTTGGCGTTGGTCGCAGGCTCACGAAGAGTTTTGCAACGCCTTAAAGGCCGGCAAGGAAGTGGCTGACGAGCGGGTAGAGCGAAGCCTTTACGCCCGCGCTCTCGGTTACACTCACGACGCCGTGAAGATTTTCAACGCCAATGGCGAGGCGCTTGTGGTGCCTTACCGTGAGCACGTTGCCCCCGACACGACCGCCTGCATCTTCTGGCTAAAGAATCGCAAACCCGGCGAATGGCGCGATAAGCAGGACATCGAGCATTCCGGCGGCATCACGGTCGGGACCAAGGAACAGCGGGATGCAGCAGTCCGCGCAGCCGAAGCCAAGCCCTGAAGACTTCGCCTTTTCCCGGCTGCTGTCCTACGCGGCGTACCAGTACCCGAGCTACCAGATTGGCCGGCACCATCGCCTGATCGCCAACGCCTTGGAGCGCGTCGAGCGCGGCGAATGCAAGCGCCTGATGATTGCCATGCCGCCGCGTCATGGTAAGTCGATGCTGGCAAGCGAGTTCTTTCCCGCTTGGTACATGGGCCGGAACCCAGAAAAATACGTCATTGCGACCACCTACGCGCAGGAGTTTGCTGACGACATCGGCCGCAAGGTCCGCAATCAGCTTTCCGATCCGGTGTTCGGCGCCATCTTCCCCGGCGTGTCGGCGCGGGCAGACAGCACCAGCGCCAGGCGTTTCCACACGACCAAGGGCGGCGTTTACTTCGCCGTTGGTGCTGGTGGCCCGATTACCGGCCGTGGCGCGCATCTGCTGCTGATTGACGACCCGATCAAGGGCCGTGAAGACGCCGACTCGGATACGATGCGGCGCAAGCTGAAGGATTGGTACTCGTCGGTTGCCTATACCCGCCTGATGCCTGGCGCGGCTGTGGTGGTGAT